AGGGTTGGTTTTGTCGGTAGGAGTGTTTGCTGTGTCTGACATGCTGTTAAAATGAGCAATATACCAATCAGCAGGGTTTTCTTCGAGTGCATCGCGCAACCTTTGGGCTTTCGCCTGTTCTCTCGCCACAGCCCACCTAACTACTAAAAGTAGCAGGCGGTCTAAGATAGCAAGAATAGCGGCCATTACTTTTTGTCCGCTGTAAATACGCCTAGGGTACCGATAGCGGCTAGACCCAAGGCTATAATTGCCTCGCCTTGCGCTGGTGATAGCGTCACGCCAACGGCGGTTAGTAGCGCTACGATACCGCGCCATGTAGATGCTTCTTTAAGTCGTTCAATTAGATATGCTTTCATAGTGTCTTCCCCTTTTGAAAATCGAGTAGTGACAGACCGCCGGTGAACTGACAGTGTGCCGTTTCCTTAAACTTGCCAGTCCATCGGCCAGCCCATTCAAGCCCTACGCTTTCTGCTATAGCGCCGCAGGTTGCAAACAAACCCTTATCGTTCCACTGGCATTTGCCATTAACAATAGGGCAGAAGTCAAACGCGACTTTCCAATTATGGAAAGACTGCCCCGCCTTAGCGTTAGTTACTATGTTACCAGGCTTTGTACGGCCTTGATTATAAAGGGCTGTTTGACTGTCTGCATCACGATACGTGGATGTTATCAGTACGTCAATACCTTTCTTATCACATTCTTCAATAAAAGTCTTGCACATGGCAGCAACTTTAGGATGTAAGTCGGACAAACTGCGGCTATTTACCAAGGTATAAAGTCCCCATGATGATGCCACAGATTATGACCCATACCACGCGCTCAACCCATGCGCCTGACGCATGCGTCACTTCAACCTTAGTCACACGGCCTTCTAACACACGGTGATGGTCGTCGTAGCTGTCCATGCGTTTGAACAACGTAATCATTCGTTCTTCCATGCGGGCCAATGAAACAATCGCCTCAGACACTTTGTCCAGCTTTTCTTCTATACGGTTGAGGCGCGTTGTTTGATCGTCCATACTAAATCCTTATTGGGCTAAAGCGTTTTGGTTTTGTGTTGCAAGAGTATTGACACCTTGACGATACGCAGCCATAGGTAGGTTACGCGCAAAGCCTTCAGCGATAGGTAGTTTAGCGCCTGCGCCTGAACGCATTTGATTGGCTAATCTGTTAGCTTGACGTTCTTGCATGCCCGTTGCCGCCGCTTTACTGGCTAAACCGCCAGCGGCAGTGTATGCGCCCCAAGGACTTATGGCAGTAAATATTATTGCAGCGGGCGTCATAGGTGCAAGCGTAGACAGCGTTTTAAGTATAGATTTAAAAGTCCCGCCTTTAGCGGCTTCTTTAATTTGCTCTTGTTCTTCTTTAGAAAACAAACGCATTTTCTTATCGTTTTTAGCCAGGCTAGATAGTTGGCTTGCAATGGCTTTGCCTTTATCGCCTGTAGATAGTTCAGCCTTCTCAATGATGTCAGTAAATATCTCGCCTTTCTTCATGCGTGAGTAATCTTGACGTGCGTTTTTCCACGCTTCAACGGCTTTCCTATCGCCGCCAACAATGGCTGACGCAGGCGCATTGAGAACGTAATCGTCAAACTCGTCCATTAGTTGAGCGCCAATTAATCGTTCTTGTGCGTCTGCACTGCCTTTTACGCCGCCAATAACTTTACGAAGGGCTGTAATTTCGGCTACGTCTTTAGGCGTGTCAGACACTAGCTCGTCAATAACGGCTTTTACTTTAGGGTAAGCGTTTTCTACATAGCCTTGACTAGCGCGAAGTTTAGGCGCAATAGTACCGAAATGCGATTTAAACGCATTAGGGTCTAGTTGGAAACCTGACGCATCTAGTACATCGTAGTTAGCTTTTGCACGAAGGGCAAGTTCATCTGCTGACGACGCTTGTTGACGTACATTAGTTCGAATGTTAGTAAGACCGCCTGTGACTGCGCCTGCCGCAATGCCTAGCAATGGGTTGCCTGACTTCTCTGTAACGCCTTGCGTTACGGCGGCAGATGTAGGCGCAGTAATAACTTGAGACAGTGGGGCTTGAGACATAACTTGACCAGTGCGGCCTAACATGCCTGGCACTGCTTTAACTAATCCTGCGGCAGAAGACTCTATGCCTGCCGGTGTTAAGGCACCACTTGCAACCTCAAGCATACGTTCGCTAGTAGTCTCAGGTCTAGGGCCGCCTAACATATTCTTAATGACTTCAGACGTAGGTCGTACGTTTTTACCTGCAAGGGCATTGTAAGCACTTATGACTGCATCGCTTATAGGCACAGCCGCAGAGCCAATCAAAGCACCAGCAGGCACGGTGATAGGCGCGGCTGGGCCACCAAAAGCACCTAACGCTGCACCGGCAGTAGCACCTAGAACACTAGGCGCCGCACCTCGAAGGGTAATGCCTGCGCCACGCGCAAGTGATTCCATCTTGGTAGGTGGCGGCGCAATATGCGCTAAGATTTCATCCGGAGAATAACCTTCGTTTAGTGCAGTTGCAATCTTAGGGTCTTTATCTTTAATGTGGGCAAATATTTCTTCATCAGAATACCCTGCACGACGCGCTGTATTAATTTTATCCCGATAGACATTTGTACCGCTTTCGGCGGCATTTTCTTCAGGCGTAATTCTTTTTGCAGTTACGCTAACTTTAGGTAAGTTAATATCAGCCATGATTTATCCTAAAAGCCCATAATGTTTGTTAAGGTGTCTCTGCCTTTTTTAGCAGTGCTAGTGCTAGCTCGGCCTTCAGGGATGCCAGCGCCATAATCTTCTGGATTTACAGTCAAAGGAATATTAGTTTTAATACGAGATACATTTTTATTATGTTTAGCAATAGCAGCTTTAGCAACTCTATCATTGACCATAATAATCTTACGAATTGCATTTTCATCCATAGTAATGTCGCCAGCCGCAGCTTGTTTAGCGTAAATCCTATCTGCATCCGATATACCTGTACCTGCACCGAAATTTTTAATAATGGTCGCAGTATTTTTAGCCATTAATGCACCGTATGCTTGTGAGTTCTGCGCGGCATCAGCCAAGCCAAAATCAATACCAGCTTGGCTAAGACCTTGGTTAAGCGTAGTAAAGAATTCAGCGCCTACACCAGTTAGCATGCCTTTATCAAGTAAGTTTTTAGCCACTTGGTTAGTAGCTAGTATTTGCGCCGCGTCTTCTGCTTTGCCTTTATCTTCTAAAACTTTCTTGGCTTGACCGCCTCCAAGTTGTTTATTAAATTCTGATTCTTGTTTATTATCAACATTAACTACGGTGCTTGCAGCAGGTTTATTGTATGTAGGTGCTGCTGATCCTTCTAAGGTTCTTGCTTTATTCGTTAACTGGTCTATGCTAAGTATACGTGATGTAGGTACACCGTTAACCATTACATTTTGTTGGCTTTCAAATTTAGGCAATAGTTTGTCCGCTTCTAAATTCATTTGCATAATATATTGTTGTCTAAGCGAATAGTCAGGTTTACCTGTTTTCGGATCAATTGGCGCAGGGACGGATAAAATTTGTTGCGAACGTTGTTTCATGCCTACTAATGCTTCTGGCGGGTATAATCCTGAGTCTACGGCATCTTCGTATAAAGCATTAACATTAGCTTCCGAGGGTCTACCAATAATATCTTGGTATGATTTTGCAGAGTGTTTACGGATAGCGTCTATATTAGTTACTTTTTTACCTGTAGCTTCTACACCTGCTGTTGCAGTCTGCGCTTCTTCCCTTTCAATTGCAGATAAAGTTTTTAATCCTTCAAGGCCTTGTAATGCAAAGGCGTTTTGTCGGTCTTGTTTATATGTAGGTGAAGCTGGGTTTAGCTTAGTCAACGCATTTTTAATTTGCGAAGTTTCAGCCACGCCACGCGTGTACTCGTCCATCTTCATACGATTAAGTTGATTGGATTGTGCGGCATTTTGTAGCTCGTATACTTTCGCCATCTGATTGATGGGCGATTCTAATTGCGGGGGTTTTACACCTAAAGCAATACTATAATCTAAGGCCATAATTAATTATCCTTTATGCAAAAGTGCCGCCGCCTGTTGGCGCAATATAGTTAGCGTTAGGCGTAAATACGCTTGCACCGCCACCGCCACCTTGCGGAAACATTTGATTCATCATTTGATTTTGCGTTAGATAGTTAGTAGCCCCGCCCAATGCACTGTTCCATGCGTTAGCTGACCCAACGTAACCTGATGCGCGGGCGTTAGCTGCGTTCATGTAAGCGTTACCTGCATTAGTCGCGTAGTTCTGACCTGCTGTACCCATAGCATTGGATGCAGTTTGACTAGCGCCCATAAGACTTTGTAGCGGGTTAAGTTGATTAGCACGGTTAGTTTGATAACGATTGAACGCATTTTGATACTCTTGTGACCCCATCTCTTGACCGTAACGGGTAGCACCACGCAATGCAGCGCCTGACAACAATCCACCTCTAGCGGCTGCCGTACGATCTAATGCTTTCATGCCTTCAGCTATACGGAACGCATAGCCTGGGTCAGCTTGATAATCTGCCATACTAAAGTCTTTAGTGTATTTACCGCCAGCACCAGGCGCTAGGCCCATGTAGTCTAGCAGTTTGTTTTGTGCTGAAATGCCCGCCTCACGGAACGGCTTTTGCAGTTCAATGTTCTTTTCAAACATTTCCTTTTCTAAGTCTGCAGCGCGGTCTGCTGAGGCAGCTTGCCTTTTAGATGCTTTATTTGCCGCGTTTGACGACAATGCCCCGCCAATTACGGCGCTTCCTACTACTGCACCTGCTACCCATCCTGACATGGTATTTCTCCTTCAATCATAATTCCAAAATTAACACGCATTGAAGCCCTATAATCAACTAATAATTCTTCATCAGTATATATAGCGCGTTTCGCTATTGCAAAAATATCATCCCCAACTTTTTCAGGTACTATATTACTATCAAAAGAATGATTAATATATCTACCGCCTGGTGTTCTGTTGCCGTTTAATCTACCCGCGCAAACAATTTCACCTTTATTAAACTCTTTTAACGCAAATAGACCTTTACCATGTAACTTAGATTCCCTAAGCTCTACCGCGTATTCAGGTGGCATAGCTATTAAATCAGATGTATTGTTTACTATATCGTCAATCTTATCTTGTGGTATACCTAATTGCGAAATAAATAATGCGTAATCATCTTGGTCAGCTTTTATTTTATTCGCAACTCTATTTTCGCCTAATCCGCAGTCAGGTATTTCATATAGTCTATCTTCTAATATTGCTATATCGGTACAATTATCAGGGTTATCGTATATGTCAGTCCAAACAACTTCATCTTCAAACACGCGCCCTACGCGTTGTACTCCTGCGGGCGCATCAAATTCATACGGCGCAGTTAACACTTTAACACCATCATCTGTATTAACTGCTATAGTACCTTTATCTAATCTAATCTTATACGCGGTTTTATGTGCCGCGCCAGTTAACACAGTCCATGCAGGAATACGTATGGTACGTTCGTATACATTAGGTAAAAAAGTATGTGTTGTTTTAATGTCAGCTTGCGGCATTTTTAATAACTCAACCTGCAATGCCTCTACTTTATTTTTAGTTATAAGCGTATTAATAGACTGCGCTGTTAAATCCATTACTGTATAAACTCCACTATAAAATATAGTATTACGCCTAAACAGCCGCCTAGCATAGTTGCCACCCAGTCCCATACGTCTGCTGTGTGATTAGGATGCGTATAATCATACCATTCTTTTGCGCCCGCTACGATAGCTACAAGCAGTAAAGCCCAATATCCTATGACAAAGTACGCTACAAAAGCCAAGATTGCGCCTACGTTAAAATGTACTTGTTTATCCAACGGCACTGGTATGCGTGGGCTAGATAGCTTCATTAATAATGATAATAGTTTTTCTATCATACTATGCTCGTTATAATCCCGTCAGTGACGGTAACTGTTTTTGAATCAGCGGTAGTAAAAGTACCTGATACGCCTATGTTTTTAACGGCCATTGTACCTAGCCCTAAGTTAGTTCTAGCCGTGGCTGCACTGGCTAAATCAGATAAGTTGTTAGCCCTGAACGCATAAGTTGTGTCCGCGCCTGTTGCAGTCACGCCTAAGTTAGTCCTAGCTGTCGCAGCCGTTGTTCCGCCAGTGCCACCATTAGCTAAACCTAACGTACCAGCAAGCGTAACCGCGCCTGTGGTTGTTGTGCTAGGTGTCAGCCCTGTAGTGCCTGCACTAAACGACAACACGCCCGTATTGGCTATGGTGACGTTACCCGTAGCGCCTGATACGCTAACGCCTGTGCCTGCAATTGTCGACAACACGCCCGTATTGGCTATGGTGACGTTACCCGTAGCGCCTGATACGCTAACGCCTGTGCCTGCAATGTTAGACAGCACACCGGTGTTGGCTACAGTGATTGCGCCTGGCGCATTAGTAATGCCTATGCCTGATGCAGGCGTTAAAGTATTAAGTACATACCCGTTAGATACATCGCCTATCAATAGTTGTCCATCAGAAGGTAGCGTACCTAAACCAGTACCACCGCGTACAATAGGTAAAGTACCGCTAACAATCTGACTAGCGTCAATAGCTATTGTTATGTTTGATAGCCCTATAATACCGCCAAAATCATTTATTGTAATTTGAGCTACAACAGATGCAGAACCGTAAGTACCAGCGGTGGTAACATTTGTGCCTGAATACGCTATCGTATACAGATTGTTAAAGAACCTAAACCATTCGTTCGACACAATGCCTGTTTGTGGATCGACAATAGAAACTCTAGGGGCTGGGATGCGAGTGTAATTAAGCATTAGTTCCGCTGATAATTAACTCAGCCCCCATGATAGCTATCTTAACTGGGTCAGTGCCTGACACCTCGTACACGCGGTCACGTAGCTTTTGTGTCATGCCAAGACGACGCCAAAACGTACGGAACCCATATTCACCAATCTTACCCATTGACGCCCAATGTTCACTAGACCAAGTGTGACCGCCATCATCAGACCAGCGTAACATGGCTTGAGGGTTATAGCCTGGTGCTTCAAGATACGCGTCTGTAATTAAAAAATCGCCAGATTCAGTAATAATATCAAGCTCTGATTCAGTAATCAGTTGTTCTGAATCGTACGCAGGATAAAGATTAAGTCCTACGCCTGACTCAGACTCTAATTGCAGACTGTGTTGCGCTGTACGTTTTAAGTTGTTTTGACCGCTAGGCAATGCTCTCCATGAGCGCAACCATTTTTGTTCTTCGCCGTTATCGGCGTATACATCTAAGTCAAACTTATAAATGTTGCCATTCTCAAAGTCGCCTACAAGTGTTGTAGATTGGAAGTTGCACTGACAGTTTGTACGGTGCCGTGTGAAATTACCGTTAGATAAATACGCCCGTTCATGCCACGCGCCAGTAGCAACATCGTATACCCATGTGGCATTACCAGTAGGGAAAGATATAACGTAGAACGCATGACCTTCTTGTTGGTATGTGTAAGCCACAGCGTCTGATACATTGCTGTAGCCTTGTATTGCGTATTCTATGGCATGAGTGGACACACGTTGTGATGCGTAGCCGTTAGACCTAAACACAACGCCAAACCCGCGTGGGTCGTTGCCTAGCCAAAACAATGAGTTATCTAGCTTGGCTACAGAATACGGTGCAATACAACCTGTCTCGTTGAACGCACCTTGAATAGGTATTAACGGGAAGTCGGTAGCACCGGAGTCATACCAAACCTCAGTCGTGTCCGTACCAAACACCCAAAGCTCACGGTGTATAGAGTTAACGGCTACAACGCCGTCAGGTGAACCCTCAGCACTAGCAAAGTCTAGTGGATCAACAGATGTACCGTCTAATAGCTGAGTAATCCATATCTTTTGACTATTAGGTTCGTTGTAAACGAAATACCCATCAAGATACGTAACAGTACCTGCACCAGTAAAGTCAGGGTCAAAGATTTGCGCGAATACGTTTGTTGATTCG